ATCATTAAACCTATCTGCAACGGCGGAGGTCGGCAAAGTATTTTCAACTGTTACATACTTTGATGATGCTAGTGTACTAGGCACTGATATAACATCTCGTGAATTAGGTAATAGCGATCAAATCGTTGTAGCTATCGGCACTCAGTTAATTATTGAAGATGGTTCAGTTGTCGCTAATGCAAACTCATTTGTAACTGACGATGAATACAAGGCTTACGCAAAACTCAAGGGTTACTCTATACCAGCTACACAACCAGATAGAGAGGCTAATCTTGCTAATGCTTACGACTTCCTTAACTTTACTTATGAGCAGCGATTACAAGGCTCACGCGTAACACCTCAAACACAAACGGGCATTATGCCTCGTAAATATATTTACGCTTACGGTGCTTTAGTTGCTAACGATTCAATACCACAAGACTTTAAAAACGCTCAAATGTTAGCGGCTTTTTCTATTAACGATGGTGTTGATACTAACGCTGTAAAAGATAGCGCAAACCTAGCAGGGTTTAGTGTTGGCAGTGGTGCATACTCTGAGACATATCAATCAGGCTCAAGCACACCAACACTTGCACAAATGCCAGCGGTATCAAGGGTATTAAAGCCATACACTAACGCTGGTTTAAGTGGTGGTGGATTATATAAAGAAAGCATGGGGTTTTTAGGGTGAGCGCTGCACAGATACAAAAAAGGATTAAAGCTGGCTTAAAGCGAGCACAGATTAAAACTGGCTCTCCTACTAGTGATAAAGTGTACCTTGTTAAAAAATCAACTACATCTGGCAATCCGATAAACCCAGGCATAACAACCACTTCAACAGTTGAGTTGGTTAACGCTATCTTTATTGATTACGACGCTAAACTTTTTGATATAAATATTCTTGCTGGCGATAAAAGGCTTATTTGTGACAATGTAAATGTAGTCAAGCAAGGCGATACAATCACACAAGGCGCTTTAACGTACTATGTAGTATTAATTAACGTGATAGCTCCAACATCTGACCCATTGGCTTACCTCCCACAAGTAAGGTTAAAATAATGCCGTTACTAGGCCGTGAGAAGGTGACTAAAATGACAGAGGACGCTTATCTTAGAGTTAACGATAATGTTAGAGGTGTTTATCTTTCAGGTTTAACGAATATAGTGCAAGCAACACCCGCTGACACTGGTAGAGCAAGAAATAATTGGTTCTTATCTTTAGGCGTTCCAGCTTCAGACACTACAACCAGCAAAGCGCAGGGACTGGCTGCTATTCGCCAATTATCGCAAATGCCAAAGCTTGTGTTAAATAAAAAGATATTCTATACAAATAACCTGCCTTATATTGGTGTTCTTGAATACGGTGGGTTCCCTGTACCGGGCGGTGATTTAACTTCAGGCGGATTTAGTAAACAAGCCCCTGAAGGCTGGGTAAGAAAAACATTGATACAAATGCAAAATAAAATAAGGTCTTTATGAGCCATTTTGATACTAAGCAAGCATTCATTAGCCAGCTATCAACAATAGTTAACTTGTCTGATGTTGCGTTTGAAAACAATAATTTTAATCCTACGGGGAAGTCTTTGTGGTACGCGGCTTACTACATACCAGCAACAACAGAGGCCACAGGAAAAACCTTGTTATCAAGTGATGAGCAACGAGGGATATTTCAAGTAAGCGTTTTTTGTAGTGTTAACAGTGATAATTATGACAACGAGCAGCTACAGGCTATCGATAACGTATTAACTGCATTTAGGTATAATCAACAATTAGTGTATAATAACCAGACAGTAAGCACGCTTGATTCAAATGTGAATTCAGGCATAGAATCAGAGTCATGGTTCAAGCGTGATATATCAATCAACTACTTAACATTTTCTACAAAGTAAAGGGCAATAAAAATGGCTAAAGAATTAAATGGTACTGCTATCGTACTAAATAACACCACCGGAGAGATTGTTGGTCAGGGTGATTTTACTCACACGTTTGGCGGCACACCTATCGAGATAGGAAATAAGTCTTATGGTGATAATGTAACCTATCTTGATGGAGAACTATCAGCTAAGCAGCATGTTTTTTCTGGTCAGTTTACGTACAATAATGACGCTCAATTTAGAAAGGTACGAGCGGACTCATTTACCGGAACTCAAGACACTTATACTTTGACTTATACTGGTTCAGGTGTGGTTACTGATGAGTCATTTACTGGTTTGTTTGTTCCTACTGGGTTAAGTGATGGTATTCCGCAAGGTGCAAAAGTAACCACTGATTTATCATTTAACTCTAGTGGCGTTGTTACAATAACTGAAGCGGCAGATGCTTAATGATTAAGCTCTGCTATAAAGAATATCCTTTTAAGATCAGTCTTGCTGCTTGTAAGTCCTTTTTTGATAAAACAGGGCAGGATTTGCAATACATTTTCTTAATGTACCTAGATGAATGTAAAAAAACATCTGGCGTTGATGATCTAGAAAGGATGAAGTTATTTTATAATGTTTGTACATTCGAGACTGCTTCTCATGCTATCCATGCTTTGATAACTGATGATTCAATACCTATGGCAGAAATTCAAGATGCTATGTACAGGGTTAGTTGGTTGCCTAGTGACAGAAGCGATAACATGAGTGAGCCGTGGCCCTTGGTTATGCTTGATATTGCTGTGCAGATTAATGATTACTTCTCAATAAATATGCCAGTAAAAAAAAAGGATATAGAGGAGGGGTAAATTCTGACTTTGAGCCGTTCAAGTTTAATTACTGGAGTTGGTTTAATGCCGCAGTAAAGCAATTAAAACTAACAACTAATGATGCTTGGTCGCTAGATTTTGTTGAGATATATAACCTCTTTGACCTTAATGATAAGCAAGAAAACGACACAAGCATAATGTTAAACTTTGAAAGAGTTCAAAACGGAGCGTCTAAAGAATGGCTAACACAGAATCACTAATAATAGAGCTTGACGCTAAAACACAAAAGCTTGACGCAAAACTTAAAGAAACCAACAGAAGAATAGACCATCTCGACGGTTCTGTATCAAAAGCTGACAATTCCTTAAAAAAATTCTCTACATCTGCAAAAGTTATGGCTACGGCTGTTACGGCTATCGCCGCTTCAGTAGCTATAGCTGTTACTCAGGCTGGTAAATTTTCAAGGGAATTAACTATAGCATCAAACAGGGCGGGTGAGAGCGTTGAAAATATGCAATCTCTCGCTTTTGCCGCTAACACTGTCGGCATATCACTTGAAAAAATAGGTGACATATCAAAAGATACTAACGAGAAAGTTTCTGAGTTTTTAGCCACTGGCGGAGGAGGGTTCCAAGACTTTGCTGATGTTCTTGGCTTGACCGCTATAGAGGCAAAAAATGCGGCTAGGGAGTTTGAAAGCTTAAGTGGTCCAGAGGTTTTACAGGCAATGGTAAACCGAATGGAAGCTGCTGGCATATCAGGCGGAAAGATGTCGTTCGCTTTAGAAGGGGTAGCGAGTGACGCGACAGACTTGATACCACTATTAAAGGGTAATGGCGAAGCTTTAAAAGACCTTAGAACTGAGTTTGATTTGTTAAATATAACAATATCAAGTGCCGACATAGAAAAAATAAACAAGGTAAACAAAGAGCTTGAAAAGGCAGGGAATATATTTAGCCAAGAGTCAAAGCAACTGATCGCGGATTACTCAGAAGAATTAATAGCAGTTATAAACGCCACTGTTTTTCTTGGCCAAAAGACTGCTGACACTTTTAATGTTATAGCGACATCGTTAGCAAACCCGTTAAAGTTAGCACAAGCAGCGTTAAATGACTTTGTTAACGACCTCGATACATTTGATGGTGTTTTAGCTGAAAGACAGCAAGCTTCTGCTGAGGCTTTGTCAGAATTGCTTGGTGTTAGCATGGAGGATATCGGTTACGACGCAGGGAAAGTACTGGGAAATTCCTTAGCTGATGGTTACGAGGACGGAATAAAGCCACTAGAAATAATGATAAAAAAAGGCGCTAAAGATGATATTAGCTGGGAAAAGTTAAAAGCAAGCGAAAAACTTTCAGTTCAGAGTAGTTATGTTAAGGCTGCTAGCGTATTGGGTAATGCTTTTCTTGGGGATAACAAAGCAATACAGGAAGGTATAATTGTTGCCGATACAGCTACAGGTATAATGAGAGCTTTTGCAACATCATCAAATATATACGATGCTTACGCAAACGCCGCTGTAGTTGCTGCAACAGGTATAGCGCAGCTTGCCAACCTAAGAAGCGCCTCGAAAGGTGGGGGAAATGTTTCTGACAGTTCGAGTTCAGGGTCTAGCTCTAGCAGTCAATCACAGCAAGACTTTCAGGAGCAAACTTCATCATTAGATTTAACTGATTCAAGCGCTGGCGGCTCGACTCAACAAACAATAACATTTGGTTCAGACACAGGCGATGATTTAGTTAACGCTATTGCTGAAGCTTTAAATAAAGGCATGTCAGAAGGAAGGTTTACATAATGGCTGAATTAGCAATATCGACATCAAACGTATTGATTGGCGTAGTTCCAAGCGTTGGGGATCTAGGTGTTGGCGAGGTTGCATCTAACGCATCAGATCCAGATCATTCATTAAACGTAACCGCTGGTACTGGTACTGGTAATTTCGCGTTTAGTTATGGCGCACAAAATAATATTAGTTACGTTGCTATTTCTGGTCATACTGCGGCAACTCCTGCTTCGGCAGTTGTAAACCTTCTTGACGGGCTAGTGTTAATTGATACAGTCTCGATTACTCGCAACAATAATATTATGTTCACATTTCCAGAGATGAATTTTACAGACTTAATAGTTCAGTTTGTTACTGTTCCGAATAACTATCAAATGACTGTTAGCTTTATTGCTGCTGGCCAGTACCTTGCTATCGAAACAGGCCAACAGGCGGGGTATGCTCGTAATTGGCTAAATAGGCACGTAACACAAAGAAGCAACAGCACGTTAGAAGTTGGTCCAATATCTTCAACACAAAGAGCTAAAGCTTTAAAAGGTACGCTTTCTCTGCCTAATGAGTTAGCTATTTTTACAGAAGGCACTTGGCAAGACTTTATAGACTTTAGTTTTGAACAGCCTTTCTTTATAAAAGAGTTTCAAGATAAGCCTGAGTCTAGTTATATTTGTTACGATCCAATGCCTGGCGTAAAGTCTCATCCAAAAACGCCTACTCTAGATGTAATCACTTTAAAATTCACAGTATATAACGGGTTATAAATGAGCACTTTTTTAGCAACTCAAGATATGAGAGTTCAGCGGCACTTTGAAGTGTTTGAAATAGACTTGCCTGTAATAACGGGCGCTTGTACTGTTTCGGGCGCTGGTGGCTTTGGCACTCCTTTAACTTGTGATCAAGCATGGACCAATGAATATAAGACTTATTACTTTACCAATGAAAACGCGCCTATATTACCAAGTATAAACGGTGAGCCAATTTATCGCTGTATTACTGCAATACGAGAAAACACCACAGAGTTAAAGCCGGGTAACGGATTATCTGCAAGAGGAAGCCTATCAATAACATTTAAGGATTTTACAAAGCAAGATCCAAATATTGGCGCTCCAGGTGTAACTGACGCAGTAAAAAATCAAGGCACCTTCTTCGGTAAGTGGGAAGAAAGGCAGATATTTGAAAACAGAGACGTAAGGCTTAAACTTTATCGAGTGCAACCAGACGGTTCAGTCGATTTAGCTAATGGCGCACAGTCTAGATATTACAACTCAAGCGCTTTTAAACTAAATGCTAAATCTGGTAATTGGTCATTAGAATGTAAAGATGTTATTTCAGTTGCTAACCTAGATGATAAATCATGGCCCATAAATACAGGTGGTGTACTTCGCCTAGATGTTGCTATATCAGTGACTAGTATACCTGTTGACGCTGAGACAGATTATTCATCTGCTGTGTTTATTCGTGTTGGCGATGAGATAATGCAAGTTATAAGCGTATCAAATAACCTAACATCAACAGCTACGCTAAACGTCGCCAGTAGGGGTGGTGCATTTTACGCGCCTACATCTGCTGTTTTATTAACACGTACAGTAGCAAGCGAACATGACGCAGGTGATGAAGTTTTTATCTGTCTC